CGATCCCGCCGATCTGCGTGGGAGAGAAGGGCATTGATTACTCCTTTTCCTTTGTGTCCGATTCGGCGGCCGACTCGGCATTGACTTTCTTCCGGGATGAGACCCGCTTCCAGCGCGGGCCGAGAGTGCTCAACTGGGTGCGCAGGACTTCCTTACGGGCACCACTGATGTGCTCGACCAGGACGCGCTTGGACAGGCGGCGGGGCACGATGGGACCTCCGACTCTGGACAACAAGGCAATTCGGACGCATAGTGAAGGCATGGGGGACAAACTCTGGACAGCTTTCGCCGTGCTGGTGCTCGGGATCATGACGATTACGGCCCTGACCGACTTCGAGACCAGCGGATGGCTGCTGATACCTGTCGTCGGCGCAGTGCTGTACTGGCTGATATGGCAAGGAGTCGCACACGGCGTGAAGCAGGCGAACAACTCAGAGCCGCTTGAACACCGCGTCGATCGCTGACTGGACGCCGCGCACAGCCGCGTCCTCGTGCTGACGCACAGCCGGCACCAGGAACGGGCGCTGCTGCTGCTCCACCCAACGGTCACGCCCGAACACCGGATGCCGGAACGTGCCGGCCCGCTGACCAATACCCTCGAACGGCCGCGCGTGCGGTGCCTTGGCCGAGTTGACCACGATCTGCACCGCCGAACCCGTGCCGAACCGCACCCTGGTGCTGATCGCGTCAGGGATGCGCGAAGACCAGGAGGCGTTCGACCGGGCCGCAGCAGCAATCACCTCGGCCGCGTCGAGGATGTTCCGTCGCAACTCGGGCCGAAGCTCGGTCGGCACGTCCCGCAGTTGCAGCGAGAACGCGATGACCTCCGAGCCGTCGATCGTGATCATCAGATGTAGGCGACGTAGGAGACGGTGAACGCCAGACCCACCGAGGCGCCCTCGTTGGCGTCCTGGTGCTGGGTCAGGGTCATGTTGGGCCCGATCGATATCTCGTCCGCGCCGAGCCCAGTCTCGTCGTCGCGGATGGCCACCTCGAGTTGGGCCAGAATCTCGGTGGCCCGCTCGCGCACCGGCACGATCGTGGTGTCGCCGTGGCCGACCGCGATGTAGCAGGCGATCTCGCCGTCTGCTGTCATGCGCCCGAGCATGTCCTCGTCGCGGCGACGCTCCACGGCGTGACGGTCGATGAACGGCGCCCAGCCGACCAGCAGCAGTTCTTTTGAGCTCGGCTTGAATGGCGCCGGGCCGTCGAACACCGTCACCCCGGTCAGCGTCGACTCGGCCAGACTCACCAGCGCCAAGGCCACCTCGTGGCCTCGGTAGGACGCCGGCTGCATCAGGCCAGCCCGAACTTGTTATAAGGCCCGGTCAACTCCATGGCCCGGCGCGGCAGGGCGAACCCGCGCAAGATGAAGTGCGAGGCGTCCCCGCCGACCGGGGCATCATCGTCGATGCCGTGGATCTGGGTGAACGAGCCGGACCGGCCACGCTGGGTCTCCCACAGATGATCGGTGACGATATAGACGGCCTTCTCCAGATCGTCCGGGTACGGATCCCAGCCGGCCGTGTAGACCACGTCCAGCTCGTCGTAGATGGACTTCGCCAGCCGCACCACCGCCGACCGCCGGGAAATCTTCGCCCCGGTGATGTCGACCGTGTTGCCGTCAGAGTCGGTCGCCGAGACCAGCGTCTGCACAGGCCGCTCGTCGAGGATGAACGTGCCGCAACGGGCCTGGGTCTGCTCGGTGAATGAGGTGCCGCCGACCGGACCGCAGCGATGGCTGATGGCAGCCAGCGCGGCGTCGAAGAACGAGCCGAACTCGGCGAACATCGCCGAGTCCGTCACATTCGAGAAGGCTCGCGCCTCGGTCTCGGTCGGCGTAGCCACCGGTCCTCCTAGATCACTTCTGCCGTCGCAGTGTGGCCGTGCCGTCAGCCACCGTGGCACCGACGGCCGGTGCCGAAGGTGGCGCCGCTGCCGTCGTACCGGCAATGGTGACGATGAACTTCTCGCCGCCAGTGAACTGCAACTCCTGATTGAGCGTGACCGCGGTCGTGTTGGCACGCAGAACCCGCCGCAGCGGACGGCCCATGAAATCAGCCGTGGATGTGGTAAGCCTGCCCATTGCATCGCGAGCATTGGACGTCGGCGCCACCAGATCGCGGCCGATGAAATCCTCACGGAAGTTGGTCGTAGCCATCAGCCCTCCTCGTGTGCCTTGAGCTCGTCGACCAGCTCTTGCTTGGTGAACTGCTCGAGCTCTTCGCGGGTACCAAGACCGGCGGACTCAGCCAGGCCGACCAGCTCGTCCTTGCTGAGCGCCTTGGACGGCTTGACCTCAGGCTCGGCCGTCTCAGGCTCGACCTCAGGCTTGACCTCAGGCTCGGCCGTCTTGGACTCCTTCTCCAGCTCCTCCATCTTGGCGCGGTCGATCGAACCGACCACCACGCCCTCTTCAGTGACGATCATGCGAGGTTCACGATCCGCTGCACGCCGGCAGACTCGATGGTCAGCGGCGTGAAGTAGCCCGCGTACGCCACCTGGGTGCCCAGCACCGACGGCTCGATGGCCTGCAGAGCGCCAACCCGCTGCTCGTACGCCTCGACCGCGGCCGAAGAAACCACCGAACCGTAGTGGTTGGCCGTGTTCGGGTAGCCGGCGGACATGATGACCGGAACACCGGACACGTTGCCCATGACACCCTGGCCGTAGCCGCTGGCGGTGAAGCCGGGCGACTGCGAATTCTGCGGGTTCACCGGAGCGAACAGCGGGCCCCATGCGCCGAGCTGCGCGGGAGACACAACCAGCGCGAGGCGACCCTGACCCTTGGTGGCGTTGTACACATTCGCCACCGCCACCCACAGCGCCGCGGACAACGTGCTCGCATCCACAGTGGAGCCAGCGATCTCGACGTTGTTGGCGATGGCCTGAATGAGCGCCCCGGTAGCAGCTTCGGTCTCGATCGCATACTGCGCGGCAAGGTCGTTGATGACCGCGTCCAGCGCCGCCGGCGAAGAGAAGTCGATATTCTGCCGCGACACGTTCACATAGCCGCCATAGGTGACTGCGTTCGCAGTCAGGCGGGTGATCGTCATCTTCTGCGAGACCAGCTCGGACTTCTCATCCGCGGCCGCACCGGCGGTGCCCTGCTTGGCCACCAGCGTGTGCGCGGTCACCTTCGGTCGGTGCCACGTGGCCGACGGCATGTCCCGCGGCCCGAGGAACGACACGATCGGGCGGGCGGCGTCGATGAAGTTGACGACATCGCCGACGATCGGGTCCGGCACGATGCCGAGGTTGTCGCCGGTCTTCTGGTGGGCCGCGGCGCGCTCGTACAGCTCCAGGCGCTCCCGCGCGTCCCGGCTGCCGCCCGACGCCCCGATCAAGTCCACCATCCAGTGGCCCGCCGATCGGTACTCCACCGGGCCGGACTCGCCGCTGCGGCGAGCCGTGGTGATGGCCAGATCGACCTGCTTGGCACGGGTCGCGATGTCCTGCGCGATGCGGGCGGTCTCCGACAGCTCCTCGATCTGCTCCTTGATGACACCCATGCGGGTGCGCACCTCGGTGAGCTGCGCCTTCTCGGTGTCGTTCAGGTCACGCTCGGCGTCCTGAACGCTGGCAATAAGGCCCTGAGCGAACGCGTTGCGCTCCTCGAGCTCCTTCTCGAGACGCCGAATCATGGCGTCGTTGGCTTGGCTGTTCACAGCCATGGCAATGCTCCCTTTGAAAGAAGTGACAGGAAGCACGTCGCCAACCACACCCGCTACCCAGGTGTTGCGTCCCCGCTACCCAGGGCGGCGGACGTGCGGATTACTTGCTGAGGCGCGTAGTGGCCCACGACAGAACGTCGTCGGTCACCCACTCGTCCAGCGACGGTGTGATCAGCGACTGCTCCCCAGCCGCCGGATGCGCGGTCAGTCCGTCATGGACTGCCACCGTCTCCGCGCCTACGAATGCGGGACTTTCGACCATCGAGAAATGTTCCATGAACGCGCGCAACACTCGACGAAGCATCGAGCGTCGCTCGAGCAGGACGTCGGATGGCTTCTTGACGAAGTAGCCGACGGAACCGCCCAGCATGCCCTCGGATGCCAGTTGCAGAGTGTCGTCACCGCGCGATGTCCTGGCGACCTTGACCGAGGCCAGTAACCCTCGCGGATCAGTCGAATCCATGTTCACGATGCGACCTACCGTGTCGCCACGGTTGTGCTCGCGATTGACCGGGATGCGGACCGACTTCTTTGCGGCCTCATCGAACGCGCGGCGATCGAATACTTCGCGCCAGACCTCGCCGCGCCAGAGGATTTCTGCTTCTTGATCCCAGGGGATCGCGATCACTTCGATGATCCGGTCCGCGAAATTGACGTCATCCAATACGGCGGCGTCAGATCGAGTCAGGATCTCCACATGAGTCGCCGGGCCAGTGCTCACGACCGGCCACCTCCTGTCAGCGCCTCGGCCGACTCCGTACCAACCAGTCGCTCCATCGTTCGCCACTCCTCAGCGGTAAGCACGCCACGATCGAACAGGATGGCGTTCGCCTCGGCCCGCTCCTTGAACGTCGGCCGCGAATACTCGTCCCGGTTCAACTCAGCCGCCTGGCCACGCGGCAACGCCCAACCCGACAGTGCCGACATCACGTGCACCGCCGCCGGCTTCAGACACCGACGGTCGTGGAAGTCGAACAGGCTCGTCACATTGCTATACGTCATCGAGTCATCACCGGACGGCAGACCCAGCAGAAACGGCGGCACACCCAGCAGATTCGAGATCCGCGCCTCGTTGTACTTCGCCAGATCCAGCAACGCCATCTCCTGCGGCGAAAGCTGCAACGGATTCGCCTTCACCCCGCCGGAGAGCACCGCCGGCTTCCACGGCTCGCCAAGGTTCTGCATCCGCGACGCCCACCACTGGTCCAGCACCTCGTCTGCCTGCGCCTTGGTCAACTGCTGCTCGACCTCGAGCACGTACTTGGGGATGCCGCCACCTTGGGCGATCTCCGTCGCGTACCGGGCCAGCACCCCGGCGGCTACCAGCCGGGTCTTGCCCGACTCCAACGGCCCCACGCCCCGCGCGCCGTCTGTGGTGGACTTGTACCGGATGTGCAGCACATCGTCGGTCACGTCCAGTTTGCCCAGATTATAGACCCGGCGCCCGCCGGACATCTCCACGTTCATCAGCCATTGCGGGATCACCCGGAAGTTGTACGGCAGATCGTCTGCGCTGCGGGCCATCGGCAGCACGAACGCCTCGCCCAACTGGTAGTCCCAGAACAGCTGGCGGGCGAACTCGTGCCACGACGTGTAGATCATCGGGTCCGGATTCATCATCCACGTCGCCGGCGGCAACACCTGACCGTTACGAGTCCGGTACACCGGCATCGTCGAGAGCACCGAAGAATTCAGATCCAGCGCCGCCCACGCCGTATCGACCAGGTCGTCGAACTTCGAGCCGAAGCCGTTCCACGCCGGGCTCGCCCAGGACGCCGGCCAGCCGTCCCACGGCGACGGCACGATCGCCGCCATCCGGTTATTGCTCGGCTCGACAGGTTCAACCTCGAACCCGTCCGGGTCGCCCGGCGAGTAGCCAGGCCCCACACTGTCCGGGTCGCCCACCGTCGCGTTCGGAGTCGCACCGGCCCCGGTGAGCCATGTCCAGAAGCTCATGTCCCACCCTTCCTAGAAGATCGCCGGAACTCTTGACGCCGCACGCGCTGCGACCGCAGCCCGTGTCGCGGCCTTCACCGCATCGGCCGGAGTCGTCGAACGGACCCGCGGCCCGTCCACGCCCGGAGAAGTGCGCAGATCCAGCACCTGCACGGTCAGCTCGGCGCCGCCGTCATGCACCAGGACACCATCGGCCAGTAGCCGATCCAGGTCCTCCACTGCGGCGCGCACCGCGCCCTTGCACGGCGACGTACGGATCTGCTCGGTCTGCCACGCCGGGTCCAAGGCGATCGACGCGCCCACCAGGACATCCCGCGTGAACCCCGACTCGCGGACCGCCTCAGCCGCGCCGGCCAGATCCTCATGCGCCGACACGGACACCACAGCCCGATCGCCTACACGCCACGCCAGCGCAACACTCACGCCCTCGCCGAACCAATCCTCGACCGCAACGGCATCAGGGACCACACCAGCCGGAATATCGTCGATCAGGGCTGCCCAATCTTGCTCGGAAATGACCGGATCGCCGTCGGTACGGGGTTCTTTCAGCCGCCAAACGTTCAGGTACTGCGCCTCAAAGCCCCGCATCGGGTCCGGGTCGTCCAGCTCCGGATCATCCTCGCCGGCCAATGCCTTCTCATACTTCGAGGCGATCATCTTCCGCCGATCCTCCGACCAGTACGGCGACGCCGCCCGCCACACCTCCGGGTCGGCCGGGTCGCATCCAGGACGAGCACCCCACAACATCAGCAACGTCTCCGGGTCATCCGTCGACAACGCCACCAGCAGCGACGATCGCATCAGCGACGTGGCCCGGCGGTGCGCCGTCGACGTCAAATGCAGTTGCGGGCTCAACCGCTCCAGCATCGCCGGCTCCAGGCCCTCGGACACCGTGTCCGGCGCCACATCCCAACCCTCGTCGACGATGCCGAAACACACGTCGTAGCCGTAGACAGCGCGCTGCGCCCGCACCAGCCAGCGGTCGCCGTCCGGGGTCTCCACAGCCTCTTTGCCGTTCGCCCTGGACACCGTCCAGTCGGCGGTCTGTTCAGCCCACCGCCACGCCGCCCGCTGAATCTCCCGGCAGATCGCCACATCGCTACCGGTGTGGATCAAGGTCTGCGTCTCGCCGAACAACTCCGCGTTGTCCAGCCGCCACAACGCCATCCCACGAATCCGCACCGACTTGCCGGCCCGGCGCGGAGTCGACTCCACCGTCGTGCGGTAGCACAGCGTCCCGTCCTCGCGGTGCTCCAACTGGCGAATGATCGCCAACCGCTGCCACCACCGCAGCCGGATCTTCTGCGTCCGCTCAATCCACCGAATCGCCCCGGCTCCGTATGAGCCGACCGCATCCGACGGCGGCGGCGACATCGCCAACGGCGGCGCGGCATCCTCCGGCACCTCGCAGAACTCCACCAGCCACGGGTACCGAGCCAGCACGGCTGGGTTCCATGCCAGCTCAGGCCGGATCTCGTAGTCGTCAGGATGATCTAGGGGAGAGAGAGCTTGAC